CAAAATCTTTCCAATTTTCAGGAGGTAAATCAGGATCATTATCCCGTATTGTTGCTATAGATGAAATAGCCAGACAACAATCAATACCTTCCGTTTCACCATCTCTTGGTATATGAAAATGATTTTGCTCTAATTCATTATTTAAAATAAAATGTGCTACTTTATATTGATCCATATGACAAAATAAATTATGTTCACTATTATTTTGATTGATTCCAAACTTAGAACCTTTTTTATATTCTGGTAAGTGATTATATAATTCAGAATACCACAACATTATTCCTAAAGATCCTACAGCAAATCTATCATCATATTCCATCAGATTTTTTTGTTTCCAAGGATGTTGATATATCCAACATATATGAGAAGGGTTAAAAACGAAAAATGGAAAATTGCCACGATATTCTAAATCAGGTCTTACTCTGATAACTAAATCATACTGAACTCCACTTTCTTCCATCATTCTTCTAGCATCCCAAATTCTATACCAAGTTAAACATTGTACAATATCATCATTGGTTTGTATAGGTATATTTGGTCCTCCTGGAATCTCATCAACTTCTGTAATGTAATTTAATTTTGCATCAGGATATATTTCTTTTATTGTTTCCTCTTCCCCACCTTGAGTTCTTGCTGTTGAAATATATAAATCACAATCTAAAACATCTAAAATTTTTTCCTTAAAGGATTTTAAACATCGCTCTTTCCAATGTGACCTCATTCCTCCTGTCATCCAAACTGCTGTTTTCATAATTCACCTCTAAAAAGATGTTTGAATCTATCTTGCTTAAAAAATGAAGGAACAATATCATTATTTAAAATGAACTGTTCATTTGAATCAAACCATTCCAAATTGTGTATTTTTTCTTTTAAATTATTTAAATTATTAGCATGATGATTATGATCTGTGTGTCCTCCACTTAATATTTTAACTGCTATTTGTTCAGCAGTACCCAACCACGCCAAATGCCAACCAGTTTTAGTTTGATCAAATGGAAAATTCATGTGTCTATCATCTCTGTTATGTCTTGTATTCTCTAAATCAAAATCTGAATCAAAGTTCATAATATATCCACCGCTCCAAGAATTCCGTCTCCACACATTAATAAAATACGTTGATAAATGTAAATATCCTGCACATGGTAATGCGCTTTCTAGTAATTTGGGTAAATATTGCTTATCATATATTTCATCACAATCCGCAATAATTATTATATCATCTTTTGTTAATCCCCAATCACTACAAATATCTGTAATTAATCTTCTTTGATTATGATCATTCCAACTAGAAATGAGGTCTGAATAATTTGGTTTAAAATCTGAAGGAATTTTACTTTCTTCTCCTTTTGCTAAAGAATTAAAAGTAACCATTTCAACTTTATCCATATATTTTTTAAATCTATCCTGTTTAGAAAATACATCTTTAAAATGTAATGGTTTTTCATCTCCTTGAAAAGTGTGTGTTCCTTCTATAATAAGGAAGTTATCTACAATATCGTAATATTCTTCTAATCTGAATTCTAAAATATCAACTTCATTAGCATAACCAACAAACATAATAGTATCAAGAATCATAGTAGTTTATGCTCATCTAATAGTCTGTCATTTTCATACATGTAATAATCTATGTTTTTCATATACATTTTAATATTAGATTTTATATTTAAAAATTTACACAAATTTATATACTCATCCAATTCTTGATCTATAAAGAATTTTTTATAATTTATAAAATAATAAGGAACATTTTGAGATGTTATTCCGCTTTCATAGTCTTTATAAAAGTTTGTTAGATTATCTGCATTGCCGATATGATCCCATCGCCAGTTTTCCTTTAATATATATAAATTACGTATATATTTTTTAGAAATATTATCTTCTACATCTATACCTAAAATAGATACATTTTTATTTTCTAATTTGTAATTTTTTTCTAATTCATGACATGAAATAGTAAGTGTATCTGTACCAATATCAAACTGATTATTTAATATATAATCTATCTCTTCATCAGTTCCCCGCACATATCTCTTTCCATCTCTTAATTCTTCAAGGAAAATACAATTGTTCTTATCATAAAGATCAGCATATGATACAGCCCATTCATTAGTCTTGTAAAGTCGCGTTTGCTCTTTCTTGAATATTCCATCATGCTTCATTAAAAAATGTTCAAGGAATTGCCCTGATGATCCAGCGAGATATGATATTAATATAATATCATTCATTTAAAACATTCTCAAATAATTTATTATAATTTTCTGCCATCGTTGTATGTGAAAATTTTTCAATTGCCCAATCTCTAATGTCTTCTGGTTTGTGTTTTAAATATGGTTTCTTTCTTAAACATTCTATCATATTTTTTACATCATTAAAAATATAGCTAGAATCATAAACTACTTCAGATACTCCTCCTGATTGTAATCCAACAACAGGTACACCACAAAACTGAGCTTCTACTATAGATAATCCAAAAGGTTCATTAAAATTTGGTGAATAGGCAGTATGTATATAAACTTCTGCATCAGAAAAGAATTCACTTTTATCTTTTTCTGTTTGTAATTCTCCACACCATTCAATTCTAGGATGTTTAAGTGTTCCGTGTGATCCCGCCGCTTTAATAAACCATCCCAATTCGTCTGCTATTTGTTGAACTAATTCTGGACTTTTTCTTCCATCCAATGAACCCATCCAAACAATTTTATTGCCGCCCCTCCTCAATTTAAAATCATAAGGAACTATCCCATTATTAATCACATATTTATTTTTACTGTAATCACCTGATCTAAATGTTTCGTGTGTCGCTTTATGACCTTGAGTAAGAAATACTTGATGTTCGCTTCCTGTTTTTTCTCCAACATCTCCGTTACAAACGGAAACTCGTTTATAATTTGTACCTTCTAAATTCATAGGATCGGTATCTTCAGGAAATTGTACTAACATAATATCACCATCTGGAATATAATCTTTAACTTTTCTTTTTCCTTTTCTGAGATCCTGTAAAATATTTTCATCAAGTTTAATAACTTTTCCATTTGTATGAGAAATTGTAGATTCACTTCTACAAACCAATGTCACTTCATGTTTGTTTAACTCACATTGACCGATAAATTGTGATTGTGATACTCTTTCCGTTCCACCATAACCTTGAACGGGTAATGGCAATCTTTCTTGAAATATCGTAAGTTTCATTTTTTTCCTTTTTTCATAGTAAATGCTAATTGTCTACCTTCATTGAAAATTATTTCTCTATTACTTCTTTGAACAAATTCTAAAATATATTTACCCTTACCTTCACCACTTTCTTCTGTATCATCAATCACGATAAGGGATTCATCATCAAGAATATTCATACAACACATCATTTCATATAAATGATGTAATCCAGACTCTAATTCTTTTCCTGGTATATAATCAAAGGAATCCAAATATAATAAGTCTGCACATATTTCTATCTCACCCAAAACTTCTAAACTGTCTCCGGTAAGTGCTGTAACTTTAGTAGTAGTACTTTCCTCAGTTAAGGTTGTACATTCTTCTCTATTATCTATTGAAATTACTTCACCATCATAATAATTTACAAATGAATCAAATAATCTAGTACTCTGACCATCTCCCCATTGATCCCATGCTCTCAAAGATCCAGTTTCAATTATTTGATAATATTTTCTATCCGTTCCTATCAAATATTCAAAAACTTTTCTAAATGTATTAGATCTTGCTAAAGTGGGTTCTTCATCTAAGAGGTTAGCAAATTCTTTATCATAAACTTTATCAATCCAACTCATAATTCCTCACTTCTTAATATATGAAATAGTTCCAGACGCTCCAGGACCTTTATTATTTTCAACATCACCAGTTGAATATCCTCTATTTAAAAGCATTGTTTGTATTTTAGAATGATCATACCATTCCCAATCATCAAATACCATAACTCCACCAGAAGGTATCTTATCTATAAAAAAATCTACTTCAACTTTCACTGGTTCATATTGATGTGGACCATCAAAAAAAACTAATTTATATTGATTTTCTATTCTTTTTTCTTCATCATATATCGGCACTCCATCAGAATATCTTTTAAAAAATTCCGTATCTTCCAATGGAAAATATAAAAATTCTAATTCATTTTCACAACACCATGCATACATATCTCTCAACATTTTTCGTTTCATTTTATTATTGTAATCTAAACGAATCTTTTCATCTCCTTCAGTTGTCCATAATATATTACCAAAAGGATCAATACCAATATGTATACTTTTATCATCACATCTCTGCTTTTCTCTCATAATTTTATAACTAGATCCTCCAGCCCTTACTCCTATTTCACAAGTAAGTCCTGGCAATTCAGAAACTAATTTTACTGAATCTATTAAAACTTTATATTCTCCTCGATTATCTGTAGAATTATTTAATTTTTCGTTCCTTGTTGACATGACTCTTTCTCAGGTTTTGGATATACATTGTTCTCAAAATCCAATTCTTTTGTCGCAATATGTTTTCCTTTTTTATTTAATGGAATCCAGTATAAATATTTACCTTGATCAATATGTTCAGTCCATTCAATAGTTTTAACTGTTTCCTTTTCACCAGCGAATGCCAAAATTCCAGGATCATCTTTAACTTCATCAAACATTTCTCCCAATTTCCCTTTAGAATAAGTTCCAAATCTAGTTGAAACGCTTCTGCGTGGAACAAATTCTCCATCAATTATTAAACCATCTTCTCCTGGTTGTCTATATGCATGATAATTCCAAGAACACGCCTGATAAATTCCTCCATGATGTTTTTGTGTAGCATCTGCATAAGAAATCGCAATATCATAACCACCTTTTCTCCTTAAAGCTTTGATAGTTTTTGATATAAGCCAACTAAGAGGTGCTTTAATACTTTCTTTCCTAACTAATCTAACAAGCTCAATAACATTAACTTTCTTCACTGACCATGTATTATTATTAGACAACGCAAAAAAACATGCAGCAACAATTTCTCCTTTATCACCAAATAATCCACCATTTAAATGAAGACTTCCAACTAAAATTGGATTATTATGACATCTTCCAGAATAATGATATTTTAAAACAAGATCTCTGGCGGGTTTTCTTTCACCCGTATAAAAGTGAAAATCAACTCCTTCATGATTTATACTGTTTGTCATAATTAAATTTCAACAGCTCTAATAAATGTATGATCTGCATATTTTGTTTTATCACTCATATTACCTGAGGGATATGTAGTTATACCAAACACAATTTGTTTCGCTTCTGTTATAGTATCTGCTTGAATTTCAGATTTAACAATTTGTCCTTCTGGTGATTCTATTACAACCATATATTTCATATCTTTCTCCAAGAATTTAATTTAAGAGTGGCTACTGGACCTTTAAATGTATTTTCATCTATAATTGATTTTATTTTTTCTTTTTTTATTCCAGATATTATTATATCATTAATATCTTTAAATTTCAAGTTAGAAGGCCAAATACATACAGAATTATTCTGAATTATTTGCTTCTCTAATTTTTTAACAATTTCATTATTTCTTGGTTCATTGTCATATACAATAACCTTATCTTTAATAAAAGACAAATCAGAAATATCTGATCCAGCCATTGCGATACAATTATCCAGAAACATAGAATCAATTGGACCCTCTACTACATATACATGTTTGTTAATATCAACTCTATCAAGTCCAAATATCTTTTTAAAATCTTCACTAATTTTAATTGTGATATATTTTAATTCTGATTGATCTAATGCTCTTCCTTGTGCGCCTATTAAATTTCCCTTTTTATCAAAAAATGGAATTACTAATCTAGAATCTTTTTCTTGTAATTCATATTTTGTTCCTTCTACAATACTATTTACCCATTGTTTAAAGTCATCAGTATAATATAATGAAGAATGAAAATTGAGAGGAACTTTCCTATTTAACACATATTGTTTAGCATAATGTTCAACAGGAAGAGATCTAATATTTGGTAATTTTATTTGATGTTTCTTCTTAAAGGAAGGTCGCTTGAATTCATATTTTGGTTTTTCTTTTGGTTTTGTATATCTATTTTCTCCATCTTTATAAACCTCAAGAACATACTGTTTATGTATATCTACACTTAAAAATTTTACAAGATTAGATACAGATCTACCATCACCACAATTATGACATTTATAGAATAATGCATTTTGTTTTCTATAAACATATCCTCTAGCCTTAGCTTTATTCTTTTGAGAATCTCCACAAATAGGGCAGCG